CCACCATTCGTTCCCGTTATACACGGTCGCGTCGGTGAACAACAGGCGGCCTGATTCGACCAGATCGATGCCGAACAGTTCAGGGAACTGACGGAACACGTTCATGATACGGCCGGGAGACAGCGTATTCTCTGAGTCATGGGCCATCATAATGGCCAATGAGATTCTGTTCATGACGGACCCTTGTTGGAACAAGGAGATCACGGTTTTGAACATGTTGGGTAGGCCGGCTACGCCTGTGAAATGGTTCAGGCCACCACAGAGGATAGATTCCCCGTGCTTGCCCTTGTAGTACTTACCGGTTTGGATGTCGAAGAGCGCGCCGATATTCCACATCGGGCGAATCGACGGAGCCTTCTTGAACATGGCAAATGGGTTGTTAGACATGGTACTTCAGATTCCATTTAAAAGATGGGAAACGGTTGTGCGCAAACGATATGAAAAACTACTTTCTTTTAACACGGAGTCATACCGATGAATTTTGACGACATCTACGGCGCTATGGATCAACAGGTCTCGATGGAAGACCTTGAGCGCCTGGCTACTAACATCTCCCTGGAAGCGGCATTGGGTGGTCTACAGCAACGTACAGCCCCACGCGTGATGCAGTTCTTCCGCAGTGCGTCTGGGTTCTTTACTAAGATCAAGTTCACGGCCATCAACGTGGCAGGGCTGACCGCCCGTGACTTGAACGGGTACGTGGGTGCAGTGGGTTACGTAAACGCATCCAACAAGAATGTCATCGTACCGGAAAGCTTCACTGGCCAGTGGGTCCCTTACAGCGCTGCGCTGAAAGAAGCCATGACCAAAGCCATTCAGATCGAAGGGATGATCCTGAGTTTCAACCAAGCCCTTGGTCGCATCATCAACGATCCAGCCGCCCTGACGTCGCTGTCGGGCATTGGCTACACTGGACCGCGCTCGTTGGGCCTCACAGCCGACATGGTTGCCATTGGTAAGACCTACTTCGATCCACGCAGCAATCACATCACCCGTGCGCTAGGCTCGGTGATCGAGCGCCCTGTGGACATCGACACCACCGTGGCTAACGTCAACGCTGCAGCGTCATTGGACAAGGCGCACCCGCCTGCCAAAGCCCTGAAGGCGGTGAGCCGGACCATGGAGATGGCTGACACCCTGATGGCAACTGTGAAGCTGCTGACCGAGAACAAGAGCCTCTCTCATCAAGAGGTCCTGGACGTTGCGTTGCAGGAATTGGTTGACCTGACTCTCAGCATCGCCAAGGAAATGGAGTCGTACGGCACGCTTCTGTACCGTATCCGCCAGTTCTCCGAGGCGCTGAAAGACAGCCTGAAAGAGATCAAAAAGTAAGCCACGCTGCATAAACCGATGGGAGGGCACCAGTCCCTCCCATCTATGCTGCCTCAGGCCAACTTTTCGAGATGTTGCGATTGCCGAAGCACGCTTTCCACATCGCGCAACATGGTTTCACGATCCAAGTAACGCAGCCACCGTGGCATGCGTCCGTAGACCAACTCGACAGCCTGTTTGAAATCACCTTGCTCACAACAAGACACCACTTGATCGACCACCGGGCCTTTCCACAGCACCCCGGCCGTCATGGCGGGGAAGGACAGGGACCTTGGGTCATTGACCAGGTAAAATAACTTGTTGAACTCCGCAAGCAGTGAATCATCGGGGTCGTAATTTCGGATCATCCGAAAGTACAAACTGACCATGAACACTGTACGCTTAGCCGAAGTCCAAAATCCATGTGATTGGTTCATCGCAACAGATCGGTACATAGCGAGCCCGTTATTTCACTAATTTGAAGTTGCCGAACGGATTAGCCCAAATACCAATGTCGTCAGTCGTCTCGATCACCGTCGCGTAACGGATCACGGTGTCAGACTCACGCCAGGTCAGGACTTTCACTTGCTTAACGTTCTCAGCAAGCGCCGACAGCGCATTCCGACCTATGATGTCAGACCCCACGATGAGCCGGACTTTCGTCTTGCTTACCGGGACCTCTGGCATCGACCTCAGCTCGCGGGCAAAGGCGGTATTAAAGTTCACACTCACGTCCAGGTGTTTCACCGCGCTGGTGATATCCTTACGAAGTTTGCGTGTCACCGTACCTTTCTTTTCCACGGCTTCATATAGTAGGTCGGTCAAATCGGTTGTAACGACAGACTTGTCCCCTTCCATGAATTGGTTGAGTACATTGGCCATGTAGTTCAGGTTATCGACGTTGTAGTACGACAACCCTGTGGGAGTAACGTGTTGCACCACCGGGACGCGTTTCTCGGTCTGCAGGCTGAGGTTCGCCTTGTTACGGCGGAACACAGACATGCCGAACTTGATAATGTCCTCCGAAACTCCAGCGTTCATGATGTTACGCAGGGCGCCTACAAAGAGGTGCCCGACCTGCTCGCTGTCTTGCTGAATGAAGTGGTCACGCACCTTTTCCAGGACAGTGATCTGTTCCTTGAGGTAGATGACCGCGTTGCTAGAATCAGACTGCGGTTTGGCAATATCTTCGTCATCGCCGTGTTGGCCGGTCCAGTAAATGAATCGCCCATCTTTGGCGGTCCGACACTCTTGAGCGTCAGAGCTGAAGTACCATTTCGGCTGATCCATCATCCGGTTGTGGTTGTTCACAGATTTCCAATAACCCTCCGGTTCTTGTTCCAGTTTGTAGGTCAGGTTATAACCGTTCATTCCGATACAGTTACCTTTACCCGCCCACTGATCGGCCATTTCATTCCCCGTGTGGCCGTTGTGTCCCTTGATCCAGGCGAGCATGACCTGGTTATTTGAATCGCGGAACTTGTTAAGCAGTGAATCTACTTCAAGCCAGTCTTCCTTGTTGGCGACATCGTCCCCATTACGATTGCGCCATCCGGTCGTCTTCCAGCGGTCCAGGTATTTGTTTACCCCTTCGACCACGTACTGGGAGTCCGAATAAATGATGGTGTGGTGCAGGCCCTTTTCCAGGGCGTAGGTGAGCGCTTGCTTAGCAGCAATCAGCTCGGTGTGGTTGTTGCTGGTGGCTTTAGGTACGCCACCGAACGTATCGATGTAGTTGAGGACATTGACTGCTTGTGTTTCGTCTTTGGTATCGGTGTACCCTTTAGCAGTTGGCGTTGCCTTTGGTAATCCGCTTCCCTTAACCGGTAGGCTATCCGCGGTATACACATATCCGTGGACCCCCCAACCTCCGGCCTTCTCAGAATTATAGAACCCACCATCCGAGTACAACACCCCTTTGTACAGCGGAAGAGTGGATTGCTCCTTAGTTTCCGTCATTACTGAACCTTCGACAGACATAGTTGGCGTGACGGTCATGCTCATGTTATATCCCAGATCCTTTTTCAAAAACATTGACTTCGCCAGGGACACAGTTTTGGTTGTGGCGAGCGATGTCTTCGCGGAGGTACTTTTCATCGGCATCGATGTATTCCTTGAGCTTTTCAGTGTAGCTCAGAATGACATCGGCTGCGCGTGCATTATCCAAAGTCGTCAGATCGATTGACGGGGGTTTGGGGCGTGTGTGCCCTAAGCGCATCTGCCTCTGGAAGGTGTGGCAGTGCTTTGCATGGGGCAGGTCAGAGGTCGGTATGGCCGACTGTTCCACGGTGTAGGTCACAGAGGTGCTGGTATATTGGTTATTCACAGAACCGACATACGCACAAGAGCCGAGGGAAACCGCGAGCCAGAACATAGAGGCAGCGCGGGTCCCTCGAAAGAGATTGGATATCAACATTGGGACATTCCTATTCGCTGAGGCGCTTCCACCGTTCAGCCAGTTCAGGCGACGGCGGGCGTACAGTCACGGGTTTCTCAACAGGTTGCTTGGGTCTCGGACGTTGAGGAGCCTTGGTCGGCTCAGGTTTAGGGGGTGGGTCTGCCGGTTTGGTATCCAGGGAATCTCTCAGCGCTTCATAGCGCTCCTGGTACAGGTCAGCCCGTTCTGTCAGTAGCGGGATCTTGGTGTCCAGCTCCTTTTGCAGACGAATCTGTTGCCGTTCATATCGACCCAACATGACTTCTTGTTCTT